GCTCTTCGACCTCTGACCTCACCCCTCATCCATCAGCCATCGCAACGCAGTAAACCCCCGACACGATTTCAGCCGATATATGAACCGTTACCTAACAACTTGGCAACTGTTACCTAATAGTTGCGCGGTTGTTACCTAATGACGGAATCACGACAAAATGTTTCATCTATAAAATTTCATGCAATGGCACTGAAACTTAAAATTAAAAAGACTCTCCTGAAGCGCAAGGTGGAGGGAGTGACCAAAGAGGGCTACTATGGCCGAGTAATCACCAACGGCACCAAGTCGTTTGAAGACATCGTGAAGCAAAGCACCCACGGCTCTACGCTCGACTACCGCGAGGCTGAGCTGGCTTGCAAGATGATGATCGACGGCATTGCCGACAGCATCAAGCAGGGTTACATCGTTGACCTGGGCGTGCTTGGCAAACTCTACCCCGCCGTGAATGGCAAGTGGGACGAGAACGCCGACAACCTCCAGTTGGCCGACATGAAACCCAAGGTGAACTACAAAGCCGGTGACGACATCGCGGCTGCCGTGAAGGGTGCATCGCTTTCGTGGACTACCGAGGCAGAGACCGACGAGAACACCGTCAGCGACGACGAGAACACCCAGACGGGCGGCAACGGTGGCGGTAACAACAACCCACCAAGCGGGGAGCTGGAGGGATGACCTTCGGGGATGTAAGATGTAAGATGTAAGAGGGCTGACGGGTGTCGGCTCTCTTCGTTTTGAACACGAACTTTGCGAGTAAGCGAGGGCAATGCCAAACGTGTTTGAGCATTGCCGAGCGTGAGCAAAGTCAAGACCGCGACAGCGGGATTAATTGAACGAATTGAACGAATTTATAAGGAACTATGATACGCAAACAGGAATTTTTCAATATCGAGTGCGACCATTGCGGCGCGATGCTCGACGAAGAGAATTGGTGGGACGACCGAGAAGCCACCGAGAGCCTGCTGACCGAATGCAACTGGAAGAAACTTGGCGACCGCCACTACTGCGAGGACTGTTGGGAGTATGATGACGACGACAACATCGTGACAAAGGACGGGCGCAAATGGACCGAAGACGGGGAGGAAATCAAATGAAGGAAACAACCCTCACGCTGGAGCAGATAGAGACCATCATCACGGGCTATCCCGATGCGCCGTATTTCATCCGGCATAACATCGTGGTGCCCAACTGCGACTGGGGATTCCTTAACCACGAAGCCGACTTGCTGGTGATGAACAAGACCAAGCGGCTCGTGGAGATAGAAATCAAGCGCACATGGTCGGACTTTATGGCCGACTTCAAGAAGAGCCACACGCACGACGACCCCAAGCTGTCGCGCTTCTACTATGCCGTGCCGCTGAGCATCGGTGAGCGCGTGTTCCATTGGCTCTACGAAGGCACCTACAAGTGCAAGCCAGGATTCATCTATTACGAGCGGTCGGAGGTGACGGCCTACACAGAGCACAACCCGAACCGCTGCGGACTCATCATCTATGCCGATCCCGAAGAATCGAGGGTGCGAGGCAACCGCGTCGGCTCATGCAGTCTGAACGTGCCGGCACAACTGATGCACGACTACCAACTGACCACCGACGAAGAACTGAAGCTGCTGCGACTGCTCGGAATGCGTGTGTGGAATCTCAAAAAGAAATTGGCCGAATATCAGGCAGAGCCATCGCTATTCAAGCGGTAGCAAATTCTTCACTCTTCACTCTTCACTCTTCATTTAACATTATGACCGACTTCGACGAACTTAAACAAACCAAGGCGCAGTGCCTGCGGGACATCACCGAGGCACTGCCCGACTACGTGAACCGACTGAACAGCATCGACGAGCGACTGCTGACGTATATCGAGGATGCAATTTCCAACAATGCCAGCCACGCCAACCTCATGGAGCTGCTCGGCATCCGCAAGGAAATGCGACTGATGGACTCCTACGACCTCGACCCCGAACGGGTGAAGCGGTCGCTGCGGGCCATCGAGGGACAGTGGCAAGGCGGGCGACACGTCAAGGGCGGTCTGCGGTTCTCCACTCCGCGAGGCTCGCAGCACGTCCGGCTGATGCCGTTCCAGGTGTGGCTCATCTTCGAAATATACGCCTACAAGGTGGACGTGCCGATGGAGCGCGAATACCACGAGGGCGACATGCTGCTGCCTACCGAATGGGTGCGCGACGGCATGGTGTGGGACACCCGTCGGCTAACGCAGGAGGCGCACTGGTTCCTCACCCGAAAGAGCGGCAAGACGGAGCTGGGCGGCGCGGTGGACTTCACCGAGGTGGGATTCCTGGGCGACGTGAACGGGCAGGCTCTCATCTGCACCAACTCGAGCGAGCAGAGCCAGATAGCCTACAAAGCCATCCGCGAGTTTGCCATGCAAGTCGATCCCACGTGCTCGAACCGCATGGGCGGCAAGTACTTCCGCATGACCCGCAACGGACTGAACTGGCAACCCGGTCACCCGATGAAGGGCGAAATCAAGTGCATGGCGGCTGGCAAGACCTCGAAGGACGGACTCTACGCATCGGTCGTACATGCCGACGAGCACGGACAGGCGGGCTACGTCAACGCCCACTCCGACATGCAGGCGGCAGTCGATACGTGTTGGGGCTCAACGGGTCCGCGTCGTGAAAAGCTGCTGCTGCACACCACCACCGCCGGACGCATCAAGGAAGGCCCCTACAAGACGAAGTTGGAGCAGGTGGAGGCATCGCTGATGAGCGAGATGCAGTACCCCCTCGGACAGCCCCGCCGCACCCCCGACGACTACTGGTGCGCCTTCCTGCTCCAGCTCGACAAGTGGGAGCTGACCGACGACCTGACGAAGCTCGACGACCCGGAACTGTTCAAGAAGGTGAACCGCTCGATAGGCACCACCGTACAGCCCACCTACTACCGCGAGCGACTCCACGAAGCGGCAACGGGCACCGAGGACACCAAGCAGGAGGTACTGACGAAGGACTTTAATATGTGGGTGTCGAACCGCATCACCAAATGGATAACCGCTGAGCAGGTGCGACCGTTGCAAACCGACCTTCTCGTTGACGATTGCACGGCACAAGGCGGATGGGTGACGTTTGGCGGCTTGGACTTCTCGCAGGGCGACGACCTTCACACCGTAGCATGGCTCTCGGCACGTAGGCACCCGTCAGGGCGCGGCACACAGTTCCACGCCGACTGCGACGCATGGATCAAGGAGGACACGCTGGAGCGGTCAGCCGTGCGCCCGCTGTATGAGACGTGGATTGAGCAGGGATGGTTGCACGTCAGCGAGGGCATGGTGTTCCAACCCTCACTCTTCATCAACCGACTCGACGAGCTCATCAAGAAGGGCGTGCAGTTCATGTACTTCGGTTATGATAAATACCAGAGCAAAGACCCCATCAACACGCTGAAGGCCTACTTCCAAAGTGCGCTGAACATCCCGAACCCTGAGCCGTATATCCAGGTGGTGAGCCAGCTCAACAGCGAGTTCAACGCCCCCACCGACGACCTCTACTCGGCTATGTTCGCGCCCGTGCCGTTCATCTCGTTCAGCCCCAGCCCCCTGTGGCCCTGGTGCTTCGGCAACTGCGCCCTGGAAATCGACAACCGCGAGAACAAACGCCCGGTGAAGGCGAACAACTCCGACTCTTGCAAGGTGGACCCCGTGCAAGCCATCATCATGGCGTTAGACCTCTATGAACGATACGAAGGAACACAACATTAAACCACGAATTAAACGAATTAACACGAATTATGGATATATCATTTTATATTTTGCTTTTGGCTTTTGTTATTATGTTTGCAGCATATTTAAGAAAATAGCAGTGAACACGAATTTCACGAATTAAACGAATTAAATAAAAGAAAACTATGGAACAAGTAACAGCACCCGAGGTAGAGCAGCCGAAAAAAGAGACTGTTGACCTCATTCCACAAGAGAGACTGGAAGAACTTTTGAACATCCTATTGCCGTATGGTTACAGTTACCATGATGGCAGTTACACGGGCGTATCGCCATACATCGGCGATAGTACGAACATCATTACCATCATAGCCAACGAGCCCGAAAAATGGGGCAGCGTGTTCTCTATCTGTATGGAACGATTCACAGAAGACGACGATGAAGACGAGGAAAACAGCCTCGGATTCTACAAAGGCATCATGAAACTGATTGCGCCCGAACTTCACAGCAAAGATGACAAGTTCAAGGGTTGCATGAATGTGCTTGATTTCAATTGGGCACCAGATAAAGTGCAAGAAAACCGATTCCCCGTGAAAGTAGAATATATCGACACGTATTATTAAGGATTTGACGGAATAAGAAACTATGCAAAAAGGGGCTGATTTGTAATCTCTGACTTTACAATTTGGGGTTATCTTATGCAAAAAGACAAGAAAAAGCATAAAAAGTTGCGCTTTGACGCGAAATAAATGCGCAAATACTTGTGTATTTCAAATAATTTTTGTATCTTTGCAACAGAAAAAGAAACAAATAACAAATTAAACCCCAAGACCCGGAAGGGCACAGAGATTATGAAGACAACAGCAAACAACAACGAGACCAAGAAGATGACACTCGACGAGGAGATGGCAATGTGGGAAGCACGCGCAAACGACGACTTCGGAAAGACCCTGAAGGAGATCAACGAGAAGGCTTTCAATGAGTGGTTCAATGAGGATGACGAGAATGGAATCAGCCAGACCCCAATCAGCCACCACATCACCGCCTACGCTCTGGACGGCAACCGCAAGCATACTGCCAATGTTATCCGCAACATTATCGAGGACTACGACATGATGGAAGACGTGAAGGAGCTGGTTAAGAAGATGATGAAGCTGGCCGCGTAACAACGGCCAACTTCACTCACAACAAGTCAAACCCCTAAAAGCATAAGGAACTATGAAGAAGGTTTTTAACATCTACGACATCAGCAGCGGTGACGGTGTGTTCATCCAGACGGTGACAAAGGAGATCAGTGCAAGGCTTATCTGTAGTCAGCACAACAAGAACGGAGAACGTAACTACATGTATTTGCAAGGCTATGAGTAAGGAACAAGCAGCACAGCGCATGGGGCAGCGTATCACTGCTCTGCGCAAGATGGAGGGCATAAGCCAACAGGAACTCGCCGACCGTGCCGGACTCACCCGTCAGCACATCGGGCGCATAGAGAAGGGAGAACTGGTGAGCGTGGCCTACGTCACCATCCAGCAGATTGCCGAAGCTCTCGGCATGACCGTTGACATCACCGACACAGGCTTGCAAGACCTGGCACCGCTGAAACGGTTGACACCGACTGCTAAGGACGCACATAGCGAAGCAGTCGAAAGCAAAGCCCTTGAAACGTTCGACTTTATGAAAATAGCAAAATTGGAAATGAAAAATCGGATGGAACGTAACGGAAACGACATCGACAAGACCGCTGCAGAAATGGGCATCAGCAAGCGGACGCTAAATAGAGAATTGAAAAAATTAGGATTAATATGAAGCCCTGAGAAGCTGATAAGTGATTATTAACCCAACGAAGGGAGCAACTGAGCGCATCGGTTGCTCCCTTTGTTATTATCAATTATAATTATGACAAACAATGAACTGAATGAGCAGCGAGAGCAGCATGATGCTCGCATCAATGATGCCGAGTCGCGTATGAAGTCGGGCATGACCAATGCCCAAACAATTGACCGCTGGGCTGAGCAGATCATCCCGGCGGTGTTCAGGGCAGAGGATGCCTTGCAGAAGACAAAGCCGGAGTGGATAGAACGGCTGAAGAACGTGACACCTGAGAACGGACACGAATTGGCAGAAGAATATTGCCGCGAGATAGCGACCATCATTGTGACGCATGGAAGCGATTACGTGCCCGACGGGACGATAGAAGACGAGTAAACCCCTGCGGG